ATAAGATAGCAGATAATTCTTTCATATCCTCTTGTAACTCTGGAAATACAGTAATATCAAAATCAATATAAAATCCTTGTCCAATTTCTACTGCAAAAAATCTATTGAAAGCATCACGAAGTGCAACTAATTCTGGAAGTACTACTTGCGTAAGCATTTCCTTCTTAGCTTCCTTCATGTTATTATAAGTCTTATTATCTGGGTCGTTAAATAGTGCAGAGTTTACACCATACACATTACAAAGTTCTCTTAACGTAACTTTCTCTGATTCTAGTAATTGTAAGTCAATAGGAGATAGTCCCATGTTAACCCAACCTAATTTCGCACCAGCAATTAAAATCTTACCAGCGTTCTGAACGATTTGACCTTGAGTCTTAGTTCCGTATTGATTATAGAAATCTTCTTTTAATTTTCCTGCTTCTTCTTGCCCAAAGTTATTAGACTCATCAGCATACAATATGCCTTTAGGTCCTTGGTTTTGCAACATACCAACAGATGTATCTTTTGCGTCATTGCTACGTTGTACAGTTCTGTAAGCTGCTTGTAAAGGAGAAAGTCCGTATAGTTGTGAACCATTAGTATCAAAGTAAGGGTTGAAGTATTTTAGATGGATTACGTCTTTCGCATCTAAGAAATCCCATCCGACAAGTGTAAAAGAATAACCTTCAACCCCATTGATTGTTCCATCAGAAATGATGGCAACGTATTGCGGAGGGAGTACGACTAATTCTTGAACTTTACCGTTTTCTAATCGGTTAGCCCAAACAAATGAATTGCCGCAAATAAGTTTATAACCAATAACGCTTTCAATAAATTCGGAAAGTGATTGATATTCGTTAGGTTTTTCTAATAGACTGTTTAATGGGGAGTCAGCAATCTCATCAACAGCTTTAACTCTGATTAACTCAGCCTTAGCTAAGTCTTGAGTAGTTGTCGAGTTTTTAGTAAGTGCTGCATAACGTGTAAGTGCTTTCTTATCTTTTACCTTGTAAACGTAAAATGGAACACTTGATACAGTTTTAGATATACGTTTGATAATAGCATACACCTCGCTATTGTTATCGTAATCGTTTACAAATTTTCTTTGATTTAGTTCTGGGTACAAAGTCCTTCCAGCAAGTAGTCCAGCAAAATCAGAAAATGGACTTGTGACTTGTATCATCCCATTGGGAGCTTTTGCCTTTTGTTGAAAAGGATTAAGACTACCGAATATGTCAGTTAATTTCACGCTATATGATATTTTTACAAAAGTAACAAATTTTTAACCTATACCACCCAACCTCTTTTCGGTTTGGCAAATTTAGTATATATGGCATACCTCATGGCATCCATCAAATGGTCTCTAAACTTAACTGGTTCATCTAACGTGTTGCCATCGTTATCTGTTTTCCACTTATAGTTCTTTACTTCATCTAACAAATCTAAGGAATCGCTTTTAATTATCAATGGGAACGACTTTACCTTGTTAATACCAGCAAAAACATCTTTAATGGCCAGTTTAAGACTCAACCCTGCCTTATTAACCTCAGCGATAGTCTTGGGCTCAGCGGCATCTGCGAATATCTCAGTTCGCTTGTCAAAGCCAAATGCCTTTAACCTATCGATAAGTAACGAAGTGGACATTTTAGTTTCGTAGATAAGTTGTTCCACGAAAATTTCATTGTCGAAGTGTTTGATACGTACCAGTGCGGTTTGATTGTTGTAGCCAAAATCCAGTCCATAAAATATTTCCCCTCCTTCTGGGAAGTTTCGTCTGCGTTTCCAATGGGTATAAATAGTTGCTTCTGATATTGCTCTTTCACCTAAACCGTAAACTCTCCAATATTCATGGTCAGCATCCTTCAATCTTTCAATCTCTTCTACCAATGATTTCTCAAGGAATGGATTGTCTTTATAGGTTGTGATGGTAAAATCAGCATCTTCCCTTGTAACCACCTTATCATATATCCAAGAATAGTAATCTGATGGGTTATAGTCAATAACTATCTTTTCTGTGGTTCTTAATGCTAACTGCATCCAAGATTCGTAGTTAACTTCGTTGGCCTCGTTTATAAACAAGTAATTCCTTTTTCGACCCCTTATCTTTTGAGGTTGGTCGGTAGATACGAACTCTACTACGTTTCCCCCTAAGAAGTAAAGATTTTCTGACTTGTTGTGTTTTTCCTCGGAGTATAAACCATATTTTGACAGTATCTCTACAAAGTCTCTCATTACGGAGCCTTTGATAGACGGCAGCGAGGAACGGCAGATAGTCAGCGTTTTTCCCTTTTCTTGCAACAGTTTGACTATAAACCAGGTCAAGACATTGTATGTTTTGCCAGACCTTGTTCCGCCTTGCATAACAGATATTTTTTTCTGGCTGTTTTGTAGTATCTCGAAAACGATGTTGGTAGTTACGTTCATAGGACATGGGAAAAAATTAAAAAATCTGGATTGGTAAAACGAAGTTAGTACTTTTTGGTTTTATAACAACGTAGGGTATATGCACCATAAAGTGCATTATTTGACACTAATGATGGCATAATGTGTCATTAATTGCACAATATGATGTGCATTTGTGCGTTTTATGGCACTTTATCGTACGAATAAGTGTATTTATGTTACTTTAATACATAAAAGTATAACAACTGTACGGCTATTATACGTACAAAACTATAATTTTGGTACAACAAGATTTTAGTGATTACGTACACCAATATCATATCAATTTAAGGATTTGTCCGATTATAGCGGACTGTTCACTTATTAGGCTTGTTCATGGTTCGTGAACACTATCAAAACTTGAACAGTTTACATTTTTTGATAATAGAGTAGTATTACTCCTATTTTTATACTCACAGTATAAATTGCACCTATTTATATTCATTTGCACCCATTTGTAACAAATATTAGTCATTATATGTTACAAGATATAACCGAATTAACCCTTACTATGTCACAGATAATGGGATAATTACGCACTGAATTCGGTTATATACAAGATAGATGATTTTAAAATATCAATATTATCATTACAATTACCTAATAATCTATTACAACTCATACATAATAATCCTCTTACTTTACCTGTTTTATGACAATGGTCTATATACAAGCCATTGTGCCTTGATAATAAATCATATTTAGTTTGGCATATTTTACACTTTTTATTTTGTGTAATAAACATTTCATTTAATTCTAATTCATTTAATTTATATTTATTTTGAATAAACCGCAATTTGGCTTTATCATGATTATAATGAATTTTTTTATTTTCACGAAGGCATATCATACAATAATGATGAACTCCAAATTTTCCTGACTTTGACTTATTGTATTCATTTAATGGCTTTACTTCCCTACACTTGCTACATTTCTTCATAGGTTATTTGTTTTTACAAAGATAATATATTTTGTGACAAATAAGCGACAAACCTCACAATTATTTTTAAATTTGTGACACTAATTCGGACTTTGGCTAAAAATAATTACCGACTTTGGCAAATGTCATGTTTTTAGTATAAAAAACTGGACATATATTTCTAATTTGTAAACTATTGCATGAATATTCTGTAAAATTCATGCAAAATAGAAATATAGTTCCCATTTTGGTTACAAGTTTACCAATAGAAAACTTTATCAATCAGTAATGAGCCGTTTATCGTTCATTTACGGCTCAAGTTGCACTATAAAGCAACTTTATTTGAGCGATAACTACTCTTCGTACTCATCATGGTCATTCATATCAAGCAACTCGCCTTTATCATGGTCATATAACGGAATCTCTGGTATCTCGGTAGCCAATGTGGCTGGAACAGTAAAGCTGTTATCTTTCTGAGTATCGAAATTTATTATATTCTCATCTCCATCAAGTTGCTTCTGCAAGTTAGGCAATTCTGCTGGTTTGACAACATTGACAGTTATCTGCTTCACTACGTCTCCTTCATGTTGGACCTCAGTCTTTTCAATGTAACCTCTTCTTTTACCCTTAGTCTTGAGCAGAAACATTGTGGCCAGGGTATCTCCCTTACTAATCCTCTCCATCAATTTGTGCTCCCCCCAATCAAGCATAATCTCCTCTGGTTCTATTTCAGCCAAGGTCTTTTTAAACTCCATATCATTCTTCATCCATCCTTGATACATAGTCCTACTAATACCACACGCTTGACAAGCTATTGTAATATCTCCAAAATTTTCTCGGTAAGCAATGATAAATGCCTCCTTAGTTATGTCCTTAAACTCTGCGTTCATATTATCGGTTTTTG